TCGCCTCGATCGTCTGCGGCATCAACGCGCAGCAGGCGATCTTTGACCCGACGAAGGCAGACGTGTTGGCCGGCATCTTCGAGAAGGTCGCCGAGATTCTGTCGTAAAGCCTCACAGGGGGTAAGTCATGCGTGACTATAATCCCCTGGGTTCAAACTGTAGTATTTGACCTGTAGCGTAAGTCACAAAGGAGAAACACATGAGCAACATCAATCTGACCGACGACGAACTTGAAGGCTTGATGGCCGAACTGGAGGAACAAAATGCGCTCATCGCTGCCGCCGCTGCGACTGCAAGTCCGAAACCGGAAGCTGACCCTGTGCCTGCTGCTGCGCCGGCTGAAAAGGCGCCCGAACAGTCGGCTGTCTCGGCTGAAGTGCTGGCAGCGAGTGCGGGTGAAGCTGCTGAAGGTGGCGCTGCGGACGAGGCGGAAAAGCTGGCTCAACTCGCGGCCGAACTCGAACAGGAATCGCAAGCTGACGCTGCCGTCGTTTCTGCCGTAGCTGAAAAGCCAGTGGGGATGTCGCCCGAAGCAGATGCCCCTATCGCTGCTGCCCCGACGGCACCGAGCGCCATCCCCGATGTCCCGTTCGAGCGACCCGAGCGCGTCGAGCCGCGTCGTCCGACCGCTGAAGAGGCGGCCACGCCGGGCCTGCAACACTACGTCGATGTGGATCAGTTCCGCACCGACACTTGCGTCACCGAAGCCACGCTGGACGCCTGCATGATCGAGCAGAACGGCCTGCGCGCCTACTACGGCGCTCAAGCGGCCCGCGCCGAAGCGCAGCATGCGCGGCTGAAGGTGAAGTTCGAGGTGATCGAAGCCACCCTCTACGACAAGCACCGCAAGGACTTGGCGGCGAGTGGCGAGAAAGTCACCGAGAAGATGGTGGAAAACGCCGTCAAGATGGACCCGCGCTGGCTGAAGGCCAAAAACCTCGTGATCGAGGCTGAGACCATCGCTTCCATCAACAAGTCGCTGGTCGAGTCCCTGAAGGACCGCCGCGACATGATCATCCAGCTTGGCGCTGACCGTCGCGACGAATACAAGGGTCAGGCCCGTATTCTCGCCGAGCAGCAGGAGCGGGATCAGTTGCGTGACCGCGCCCGTGCTGCCATGCAGGGGCGCGCAGCGTAACAGCAGGAAATAGCACACTCAAGACTAGAAGATAAGTCATAGGTGAGCTATAATAGTTGTGCTGAAACGATGAAGCGAAGCGGTCTAACAGCCGCTTCGTCAGTCTAAAAGGCACCAACAAATCATTCACTTACGAAAAGGAAACAAAATGGACGCCGCAAAACTGATGCAACTCATGAAGAACAAGAAGGCCGCCCTGAAGCAGAAGGCCAAGACCCTCAAGCCGAACCCCGGTGCAAACCGCTACGTTTTGCTGCCGGGCTGGCGTAAGGGCGAAGAGCACGTCTGGTTCCACGAGTTCGGCCAGCACTTCATCAAGAACGCTGCCGACGAAATCCAGGCCGTCTATCCCTGCCTCGAAGCGACCTACGGCAACCCCTGCCCGATCTGCGAAGGTCTGAACCGCGCCATGAAGGCGACCACCGACGACGAAACCGTCGAACTGCTGAAGAAGGCGAAGGCCGGTCAGTCGTTCCTGTTCAACGTCCTGTCGCTCGATAGCGACGACGCCGGCACTCCGCAGATTCTCGAAGTGCGCAAGTCGGTGTTCGGCCAGATCGTCGATCTGATCGAGGAATGGGGCGCCGCCGTGTTCGATCCCGAAGCGCCGCAGATCATCACGATCAACCGCGACGGCAAGGGCCTCAACACGAAATACACCGTCCAGATCAGCCCGAAGAAGCACACGCTGCCGTCCGGCGTGTTCGGCAAGATCAACAACCTGGACGAGTATGTCCGCCAGGAGAACGAAGAGCAGCAGCGTCGTGCCCTGTCGGCCATCAGCTCCGTTGCGGGTTTGCTGCCGGCCGCTTCGCCCGCTGCCGACAAGCCGCGCACCACCGCCTCCACCATCGACTCGTCCGACGACGACCTGCGTGCGCTGGAAACCCGCAACGCTGCGGCGGCCAAGCCGTCGGTGGCCGACATCGCGCTCGATGACGAGCTGGATGATCTGCTCGGTGACCTGACCGGCACCGACGCCTGACCGGCTCGGTTCCGTGACCAAGAAGCCCTCTTCGGAGGGCTTCTTCATCAGGAGATCACATGGCAAAGATCAACATCATCGATGGCAACTCCATCGGTCACGCCGCGCATCGCTCGACGCGCCTGACTTCTGGCGGCCTTCAAACGCAGGCCGTGTTTGGGTTCATCCGAACGCTGCGCGACATGCTTGTCGAGCACCCGGACTTCACGCCGATGGTTCTTTGGGACGGCAGGGCGCAGTGGCGCTTTGACCTGCACCCGGAATACAAGTCCAACCGCGACAACGATCCGAAGAAGGTGGAGGAGCGCAAGCACTACGTCGCGCAGCGCCCCTACATCGCCCGCGCGCTGGAGCATTTGGGCGTGCGGCAGATGACGGTCATGACGCACGAGGCGGACGACATGGCGGGTCATCTGGTCGGGCAACTGACCAAGCAGCCAGCCAACGAAATTCTGCTCTCGACCGGCGACCAAGACTGGATTCAGCTCATTCGTCCGAACGTCACCTGGCGGGACCACCGCGACGATTCCAAGATCGTCACGATGGACAACCTGATGGACAAGACCGGCTACCCGACACCCTACGCCTTTCTGGAGGGCAAGTGCCTTCAGGGCGACACCTCTGACGTGATTTCTGGCGTCGGTGGGATCGGTGAGAAGGGAGCGCCGGAGTTCATCGCAGAGTTCGGGTCGGTGCGCAAGTTCTGGCACCGCTGTGACAGCGGTGAGTTCGTCCCCAAGAAGAAGGCGCATCAGCGTCTTGCGTCGCCCGAAGGTCGGGCGGTGTTTGGCCGAAACCTGCGGCTGATGCAGTTGCTCAAGGTCGCCGCGCCCAACCCGAAGGACGTGAAGGTTGTGCAAGGCAAGCTCGACATCGACAAGTTCGCCGAAGTCTGCGAGGAGCTGGCTTTCGCCTCGATCCTGCGCAACGTGGAGAACTTCTGCAAGCCGTTTGCAAGGAGACCGGCATGAGATTTTTCAAGGCTTGCCTGCGTTACGTGGCGGACCACCTTCTGCTGTTCGCCTTCGTCGTCGCCATGTTCGCGGGCGAGCTTGCACTGGCGACTGGCTTTCTGATCGCGGCCTTCTACTTCAAGTTGGATGACATTCACGTCCAGCTCAAGAAGGTTCAAACGACCGCCAACATCAACATCGAAACCGTGACCCTCGCGGGTCGCAAGGAGGACTGAAATGGCTTCTGTAGCCGACCTGGCCGATGCCCTTCTGAAAGGCATTGGCGACAACGCTGCCGGACAAGCTGTGTCGCAATTCATCGACACTGGCTACCCGCCGCTCAACAAGATTCTGTCCGGCCGCTACGACGGCGGTCTGCCCTTCGGGCGCCTGATCGAAGTCTTCGGCGAGTCCTCGACGGGCAAGACGGCGCTCGCAACCGACTGGATGGTGCGTGCGCAGAAGATGGGTGGCGTCGCCGGCTTCATCGACTGGGAGCGCTCCTTCGACGTGCATCTGGCCGAAGGCTTCGGGCTGAATACCGAGCGCCCCTACTGGATCTACGCCAAGCCGAAGACCTGGGAGGAGGGCAACATGATCGCGGCAAAGGCGTGCAAGCTGATTCGCGACTCCAAAGTCATTCCCGCCGACGCGCCGATCCTCTTCGTTTTCGACTCCATCGCCGCTGCGCTGCCGAAGTCGATGGCCGACAAGGAGATCGACGAATACTCCATGAACGACACGACGGCGCTGGCCCGCGTGACCTCGACCACGCTCAAGGCGATGGCGCACCACTGCGAGGAGTTCAACGCAACCTTCCTCTACCTGAACCAGATGCGCCTCAAGCCGGGCGTCGTTTATGGCGACCCGCGCACCACGCCGGGCGGCAAGGCGATGGAGTTCTACGCTTCGGGTCGTCTGGCGCTCGGCCGCCAGAAGATCATGGAGGCAAAGGACGGCGAGAAGGAATTCATCGGCCAGAACATCTCCATCCAGTGTGTGAAGTCGAAGTTCACCAAGCCGTTCCAGGAGTGCTCGCTGCGCATGTCCTTCGACGACATGGGCGCCGCCCGCTTCGATGTCGTGTCGAGCCTGCTGGACTACCTGATCGACAAGAAGCTCGTCGAATACTCCAAGCCTCGCGTCACCTGGACCGACGGCAAGAAGTATTTCACGAAGGAGCTGGCGCGCAAGCTGACGGACGAAGGTGCCTACGATCAGCTTGTTGGGCTTCTGCCCAAGTGATGTAAGGGTCCGGCTCCCTAAACTGTGCATGCGAACTGCACAACATGGGAGCCGGACATGGAACAGAAAGTCATCGGATTTATCCCGCCGGTCGTCGGCACGGAAGAGGAGTTCAACACGTTTCGCTTGGGCACGACGTATGCCAAGACGTTGTCGCCTGGGGACGAAGTGCTGCTCCTGAATGAGAAAGCGAAAATTGTTTTCGGTCGGGCGCGAGTCGAGCGCATCGAAACGGGCGGTCTTGGAGAAATGTGTCTGCTCCACGCGCACAAGAACCACACCGAGCTTGGAAAAGACCCAAATTTTGCGCCTCTAAGGTTGATGGAAACTCTGCGTCGCATTTACGGGCCTCACATCGCCACCCTGACCAAAAAGACGACCGTGATCGATTGCAGGAGGTTGGAATGAGTTTCGGACTGAATGACAAGCTGACGTTTGGCAAATACAAAGGTCACACAGTAAGCGATGTTGTCCTCAACGACACGGGCTGGTGCTGCTGGATTCGTGACCAGAGGCGCGAACAAGGCCAGCCTCGTATGTTCGACTCGGAAGTGAACAAGGTGCTTGACGAGGCGATTCGCGACGATCGCAAGCTGCGGGCCAAGTTCAAGATTTGGCACCAGTCGGAGCACGACCTGGAGCG